CCCTCCCATAGATCCGTCCGCAGAGTCTTGCAATGGCAAATTCATCTAATACCTGCTTTTGGATGTCCACCAACCAGGACGGGGACTGGAGCGCCTGGCCTGAATCGGGTGTGATTCCTTCCATCACCGTTAGGGAAATGTTTGGGAATGGAGGGAAACTCAAGTCACCTGGTTCTCTACTGGTATTCAATGGTCCAGGGAACCTCCGTGCCTCTCTGACAGCCTCGGTTGCAGGCACCTCCGCCCTCAGGACTTTCTCCCCGTGTAAAACCCGATGGAGATCCTTTCTCAGAATCGGCATGTGTTGGTCCCGTGCCCACAGTTCTAGAGCTAACACTGACCGCTCCAGGATGGGGAGCTGTGCATCTTCTGTTACTTCCAGCCGGAGCTGCCTAGGGAGATCTCTCCTTAGAGTTGTATAAGCTAGATCGATGGGACACTCTCCAGATATCACCGACCGATAGACTCCTTCTTGAACAACACTGATGAGCTCGGTCAAAGAGTCTCCACCAAAGTCATCAGCGTACAATGCAGAGGGACTGGTAAACAGAGGTGAGGATGGGTCAGAAATGAGTGAAGATGCAATTCCTGCTATCCGGTTACCTAATCTAGCTGTGGCAGAGTGGGGTCCAACCTGGTAGGAAAGAGGACTGGACAGGGCTAAAGCAATCACCTCCGGGTCATTCTTAAATAAAGGGTGGTGAAATGCTGGGCTCAGAGATGCAGCAGCACTGGAGGACAAGGAGATTATCAGGGGAAGGGGAGACCATCGAAGCTCTGAACCAGATCGGGAAAAGAATGCAGAGACACAGTATCTCCCAATCTCAAGAGCAACACACCTACAGACTATCTCGAAGCCAAAACCTCGGAGCTCTAACATGTCAAGTTTGAATGAGATCTTTCCAGATCCTTTGTCAGCTACAACTGCAGCAGCCCTGGATCTCATCAACCCTCGTCTAACTAGTCTACGTAAAGACAAAGATGCAAGAACTGTATCTAGAGTCCCAACCGTGAGAGGCCCGATCATGCACGTTGCAGTAGTCGTAGACAACTTTTTGAGCAAAATCTGGGTAGCGTAGACCATCGCATTAGTTGAAAACGTCACTGGGGGTGGCAATTCCAGCATTGGGACCCTCAGTTCTGTGTTCTCTAGAGGGGTGATTGGGCTAGAGGTCATATCTAGTCGGATGCATCGAAGAGATCGGTTGCTGCGTAAGGTAAGGTTTAACAACCCTTGGCCTGCTACAATGTGTTCTTGAACCATTACTGGATAATCATCCTCTCCTCCAGAAATTGGAGGGCAAAAATCTGTTGATATCAGACAGTGTGATACAAATGTGATCCCTCCCAAGAAGTTGGCACCCTGATGTCCGAGTATTGAGCTATACCTATGGTAAAGTGAGCCTCCGTAAGCGTCTCCCACCTGCCTTGCTGTCTGGACAAGGTCAACATCAGCACGGGTCAGAGCTACATTTGCAACCACAGCTTTAAATTGGTCTCCAACTCCGGGCTGCGTAGCGATCTGGACAAGTCTGGCAATTGCCCTCTCTGGGGAAGAGGAAGCAACAATCTTGTATCCGTGGGAGGACCGCTTCTCAACTGTTGATCTGCCCAGATAGGGCGATTCCTTTCCTCTAGTGTGCCAGAGGTCCCTAGTTCCTGAAGTGGTGATCAGGACCTTCACCCCAGGACCTGGATCAGGTCCATGGGATATAGTTACACGACACTCGAAGGGGGATAAGGAGGTCACTCCTTCGATTGTGGCAGACCCATCTGGAAACCATAGTGCTCTCAAAGCAGTGACCTCTTGGAAGATAGACCCAGAGACTCGCTCTACAGGGAGGAGTGAATCAATCCTTGATCTCACAGATAAAAAATACCCCGCGCCAGTACTGAGAATCCGAGTACAAGGAGAGAGTTCGCCTGATCTTTGCAATAAGGTCTGGACAGTACGAGTTGTTACGAACATCTTGGCTACCTCTTGCCTCACCCCAACCACTGACGAAGACCGGATATCCGCCAGTAATACAGGGTTGAAGGGACGGGTCTTGAGGAGTTCCCTGGATAGCTGCGAGTCGTAGTCGTCAACCCTCTTACCACAGAGCTCTTTGATGTCTCTATTGGCAGCCCGAGCGTGTATAGTGCTAACTCCTTCTTTTAGGACTGTCATCTCTGGTGTAGTGACTTGCCTCACCGGGAGACTGTAAGGGTCATCTAGCAGTCTAGTTGGATCAGGTGATGAGACCATCCATCTTCCTTGGAGGATGTTCCCAAGCAGTATACGGGCCAAACGTGACACCTTAGACTGAAGGGCAAGGGCCGAATAAGACTTGGTGAGAGGATCAGCCCCTCCCTTGTAGAGGAAGTGGGTGAAAGGGGTTATGGTTAGCCCCCCCAGGTCCCCAGGAAGAAGAAGAAGTGCCCTTATGGTTCCTGGTCCAAGGGTAGCTAGGATCCCCCTTGGAACCATGGCGGCCTCCGGTGGTATAGAATGGCGTAATCTCAGTAAGTACCATGAACAGTGGAAAACCCATAGGTAGTAGGCCTTGAAAGGGTCCTTCATCCGTTCCGCGGCCGCTATACATTGGCTGCCAAGTGCTGATACACTGTTGTTAATTGCAGGAAAGTCAGAGGCACTATGTGGAAAGATCTTGCTGCAAGCTTTTAATGAAGTGAAGTACTCTACTCCATTTATATATACATCTTTGCTGTAGGTGATCATAGTGGTAGAGACAGTGCACTCTTCCTCCTTGAGGGAATGTCCCATCAACTTGAATTCAGCATGGACTGCTTTCACCAACCTATCTGACAGATCCCGGATGAACCCTTTTATATCTGTTACCCCTGTGCTGTCCACAAGGGCAAGACAGATCTGATTATCCCCTTGACCAATTAGATAATACTTGATCCCAAACTTCTGGAGAGCGAGATCAACACATGAGTAAGTTGCGATAGACCAGGGTTTCTGATTGATCCCCTCTATTCCACTAGAGTGATTTGTGTAAAGCAGACCTGATTCTGCATCTGGGTCCTGTGGGGTCCCTCGCTC